CAACAACGTCCTCGTAAACTGCATCAGCAGCTTCTACTGCTTTGCTAACGAGTTCTTGGCGAGTTGTCTCTGACCATCTATCTTCACGAATTGCTTCGGGGAAATCGGCAGGGTGAATCTTCTTAAAACTAACTGTGTTTAGTTTGTTAATGAAATCCAAACCAACTGTACTGTCAGCAACATCTTTCTTGATGCGACTGTCAGATGGTGAAGCTGCTGCCGTGTCATAACACCACAATCCGTTGGTCGAGTTAATCGACGAGTTGCCAAGCATTATGGAACCACCACCTTGACCAACAGCGTTGTAACCGATGACAATTTCGTTCTCTACACCAGTTGCAGCAGAACCTTTTGCGTTTGCACCCAAGTATGTGCATAGACGAATATCTGTTACAGCAGTGCTACCGTCAGATAAATAACGACCAGCGTGATAACCAAGACCAATATTAAAATCACCGTCATCAACGTTTAGACCCCAAAGCGCAGCAGTACCTACGGCAGTGTTTCCAGATTCTTCATTATCTGCTTGACCCATTGCGCCATAACCAACCGCTGTGTTGTTAATGCCAGCACCAAGTGCATCTAGACATACTGAACCTACTGCGGTGTTGGAAGCACCTGACGCAAGTTTCAATGCTTGGTAGCCAACTGCCGTGCAACTATCTTGCGAAGTTAATGCGCTCCCCGCTTCGTGGCCGATCAGCACATTATATGTGCCGCTGTTGATTGCGTCACCGGTTTGAAAACCGATAGCCAAATTAACAGCATCTGCGTGGTTTTGTGAAACTAATGCGTTGCCGCCAATCGCAATGCAATGATCTGCTCCACTTGCTTCACCTCCTAATGCACTAGTGCCAATAGCAACATTGTAATCACCCCCGGCAAGCATCGCATCACCGGCTGATGTCCCAATAATGACGTTGTAATCGCCTGTGGTCAGAACAAGACCAGCATCCGCGCCGATACATACGTTACCATCCCCAGATAACGCAGCAGCACCCGCTGCCATACCAACAATTGTATTGCTGTCACCCGTGCAACTGCGACCAGCCGCAGCACCCATTATGACATTGTTGCTGCCAAGCGCAGCAGAGTCACCAGCAGCGTGACCAAACACGGAGTTGTTATTACCCCCAGTTATGGCACTTCCAGAACTGTAACCAAGAAGTGTATTGCCATCGCCACCCACAATCGCATCACCTGCTAGACCACCAACCGCAGTGTTCTTAACATCGCTGTTTTGTGCAGCGAGTGCGTTGTGACCAACAGCGACACAATATTCTGCGCCAGAAGTTTCAGCACCCATCGCACTATCACCAATGGCAATATTGTAATTTTCAGAACCACCATTTGAACCACCGCCCGTGGTGTTAGCTGCGGTTAGTGCAGCGTGGCCAATGGCGACATTAGACACACCTTCTGTTAGAGATGTACCGGCATCCGTTCCAGCGATGATATTCTTCTCGCCTTTGGTCATGTTGTAACCAGCAGCATTACCCAGCACAACATTGTTCATCCCTTCTGTGCTGGCGGCATTAGCCAACGCACCTCCACCACAAGCATCATTACCGATAATGACGTTTTGTTTGTAGTCAGTTGCACCAGAGTTATCAGCAGCATTGTGTCCTATGACAACATTGTTAGTGGCATTTGTTGCTAAATATCCAGCGGCTCTGCCAACAAACACATTGCCTGTGCCTGTGTCTAAAGTTGCGCCAGCATACGATCCGACCATAACGTTATCTGTACCAGCATCTAAACCATAACCGGCTTGATGTCCGACCATAACGTTATCATCGCCATTACCGTTTGCAGCACCGCCAACTACGCCAGAGCCACCTGCATTAAAACCAAGTGCAGTATTGCGAACACCACCATAAGTCACACCGCTACCAAGATTGGTGAGTGCGTTAAAACCAACAGCTGTGTTTTTTGAGTCAGCCCGATTTTGATCCATCAACGCTTGGTAGCCAATCGCCACACAACCAGTTGCATCACTATTTTCAGTACCTAATGCGTCTGTTCCAATAGCAATGTGATAATGTTCGCCAGCGGCTGCTGCGTTCAGTGCATTTTTACCAATAACTACATTGTCAACATTGTCTGTAAGTTCTAAACCAGCATCTCTGCCAATGATCACGTTGTTAGCACCAGAAGTAATGTCTTGGCCAGCGGCGTGTCCGATAATTACATTATCCGCACCAGCGTTTACTCCTACGTTATTGGCGTTCGTTCCAATAACAACACTGTGGTTCATTGTGGTAGCGTTTAGCGCAGCATTACTACCAACTACCACATTAAAGTTACCACTAACCGCACCAACACCAACCGTTTTATGACCAATGTAAACGCTGTCTGTGCTGCCATTAAGTGCAACACCTACTTGATAGCCAATGGCAGTATTGTTTGAGTCGTTTGCGTTCTGAACTTTTAATGCTTCAAAACCAATAGCCACACATCCACCCGATGCGTCTTCACTGGTTAGTGCTTCGTGACCAAGTGCAACATTTCCCGATCCAGAATTGAATGTTCCTCCAGCACCGTATCCAATCGCTAAATTTTTATTCCCCGTAGTTATACCATCCAGTGCGTAACTGCCTATGCCTATATTAAAATCTGCTGATGGTTTAGTTGCTTGTGATGTGTCACCGTCAGAATAAGACCAGTTAACGCCAGACAACGCACCGTAACCAATGCCTATGTTGTTTGAGCCAGCACCCGTTCCAGCAGAAGCATCAATGTGTCGGCCAGCAAATGTACCAACCATCACGTTGCCAGATTCGGCAGCATCAGCACCACCTAACGCTTTGTATCCAACTAATGTATTCTGTGCGCCAGAAACAAGTACCAGACCAGCAGCCATTCCGACTCCCGTGTTGTAGTTTCCACTTGTGACTGTGCTTAATGCATTTGTACCTATTGCTGTTAGACCAAGTTGACTGCCAGCAGCGTCAGCAGCACCATTTCCTACGGCAGTAGCATTGCTTCCAGTAAATGTGTTAAGTGCATTTGAACCAACTGCTGTGTTACTATCACCAGTGCAATTATATAACGCAGCATAACCAAGACCTGTGTTATTGTCGCCAGCATCAGCAACAATACAAGACGCACCTACTGCGGTGTTGCCAGCACCATCTACTGATCCTCCTAATGCGTTCTTTCCAACCGCAACAAGATTAGTTGCACTCGTTGCAGCATCTGCTGCACCACTGCCAACCGATGTTGCGTTGCTTCCGGTGAATACATTTAGTGCCTTGTAGCCAACCCCAGTATTATCGTCACCGCAATTTGAACCAATAGCACCATAACCAAGTGCTGAGTTGTAATTGCCGTCATCTGTCATTGCAGACGCACGACCAACTCCCGTGTTGTACTTGCCGCTAGTGATATTTGATCCAGCATTGTATCCAACAGCAGTATTGGCATCTGCGTCATTGTGATTAAGTGCAGTTAATGCATTCTTACCTATGGCGGTGTTTTCAATGGCAGTTGTTGCTGAACCGTTTGCGTCAAGCGCATCCATACCAACCGCTGTACTTGCATTGTCACCATTCGCACCGTGGCCAATGTCCAGCGAGCCGACTGTGATGCCGCCACCACTGCCAACAGTCATCGCCAAATCACCGGCGACAAAGTTGTTACCTTGTGTTTGTGAGTCAGTCCAAATCTGCAACGCACCCGACACTGACTGCAAACAGACTTTTCCCGCGTTGTCTACTAATTGCAGACCGCAAGTGTTCGCGGCGGAATTGTATAGCTTTGCCGTGGTGTTTAAGTTGTCAATGCTTGCTGCACCAAGTGTGTGTAATGGCACTGTCGGCGCAGCGACTCCAATACCCAAGCGCAACGGATCACCCGCGCTGCCACCTTCAACGAAGTAAATCCCCTCGCCAGCGTCTTGGTTGCTGTTGTCCCATTGCGTTACCGCACCAGCACCATCAGACTTGATGATGGGTTCGTTCTCGACCGTGACGCCGCTACGCTTGATATAGCCAGATGAAGAAACTGTTGCGCTCATTGTTATCCGTTACTGACAACGACATTTGCCGATGTGCCACCCGTTATTAAACTGATCGTCCCGACGTAGCCGCTGATATTAAGCGTGCCGCCGGTTCCGTCGTTGGCCGCGCCGCCAGCCGGTACGATGTAGCTAAACCCGCCCGTGCTGGCCGTGGCTGTCGCCCCCAGCTTCACGTATACCGGAACTGTCCCCAGATTCTGCACCGTCAAATGGTGCGGTGAACTGGTGACTACATCTGCTTTGGTTCCGCTACACGCCACAATCTGCTGCGTTACGCTGCTGAAACTTCTGAATCGTTCGTTTTGATAACTCATAATTTAAATTCCCCAAGCTCGTTTTATTGTTTTAACCGAATGCTTGCTGCGCCAACGGCTTCCCAGCTTCTCTTCTTGCTTGTGGTAGCCACGGCGAACTGACTCTCTGTTCATTCCATTTTCATTATACGCACCGTTTGGGACACTAATCCGCGTGGGGAAATCCAGGCGAGTGTACCCGTCCGGCGCGTCGTCTCGTTCGGTGATCGGTCGTTCCAACTCAATCACGTCCCCCGTCTCTGACTTATATTCGTAAACTGGCATTTTTAAAACTGGGATGGGGCAGCGCGAGCCACCCCACCCCATGAATCTTACCGATTACAGACCAGCGTAACCGCTAGTGCTAAAGAATCGGATGTAGTATCCGGCTGTCAGCACCTTCGCGGTGTACATGGTCTTGAACCCAACTGTAATCACCTGATTTAGCGGATCTTTCTTATCCGGCGTATCCACGATCTGGATGGACGGACTCATTGGACTGTCGCCGCTCAACGCGGGAACACCAAACGCTTCCCCACCCAAGAAGATGGAACCAAACGCAGTTCCGGTTGCGGAATACGTGTCGTGATTTGCAAGAACCTCGCCAGTACGCCACGGATTCGTGTCCTCGACAAAGCGAACGCCGTAAAGCGATCCGGCTTCACCGTTGTACAACGCGCTCACGTTGGAGCGTGTCGCCGCAGCCAACCAGTCATCGTCGTTCATTATGTCGCGAAGCACCTGTGGCGCTGCAACACACACGTAACCGCCGTTGATTTCCGGAGCGCGATTGATACGCAACTGCGTCATCACATCCAGAACATCGGTGGCTTTCATCACGGGTAGCGATGCGGACGCCAAACTCGTATTGGCTCCCGCAAACAACGTGTTAGCACCAGCCGTCTCGGCGTGGCTCGTCAAGTTGG